CGCAGGAACGCGGCGTTGTCCACCTTGCGGCTTGAGTCGTCGTTGTAGGTGGCCAGCGCAAAGTACGCGTCCACACCGGAAGCATCAAGCCCACTTCCAATCGCATCAACATCGGCAATCGTGGCTTGGAACGATTGCTTGACGACACCAGACCTGATCCCCACCGTGCAGTACGTGCCCTGTGTGGGCAAAACGGATTCGAGAAAGTCAGTCACAAAACCTCGCGGGTAACTGGGATGAAAAAAGGGGCGGCAGGAACACCTACCGCCCCGCTGGGCGCGGTCACTTGCGCTTGGACAAGCGTGTCGTGATCTTTGAAATCAACGCCAGATACCGAGGGCTTGGTGTTGTCTTCCCTGTCATCCAGTTGTAGACCGTCGCGCGTGTCACACCGAACAGCTCCGCCACTTCCGAGACGGGGACGTTTTTCTCGATGCACACATCAGCCAGCTGCAGGACAGCTGGCTTCTGATCGGCTTCTTCCACCTTGCGGATGAAGAGGGAGTCATACCCCCGGACTCGATTACTCATCGTCGTCTGTGGACCATGCGGCCAAAACGTCTTCCACTGCCTTCGGAGGGGTCGGTGCTGCATCAGCCTTGGCCTTGGCGGGGCGCTTGACTGGCTCAGCCACTTCTTCGGCTTCCACCTTGGTGGCGGCGTCTTCCTTGGCGGGGATGGCGGCATCCTTGAACGCTGCGGGCAGCGCGGCAGGTTTGCTGTCGGTCTTGCTTGGCACCATCTTGAACTCGATGGCTTGCTGCGCGTCTTCGGTCAAGCTCTGGGCCTTGGCAGCTTCCCACTCTTCGCGCTCCAGAGGACGCACGGCGCGGAACTTCAGCACAGGCACAGCCTCGGCAGTGTCAAAGCGGGCTTCGGTCACCACACCAGTGATTGGGATGCCGTGGCCAGACAGGAACTTGCCGTAGGCTTGCAGAGGCATCTTGTCGCCTTCAGCTTTGCCGAAGTACGACTTGGCGGGCACCGACAGGCGGTAGATGTTGCCAGCGATGTCGTTTTCCAAAGTCACGGCCAGACGCTTGCTGTAACGGCATGCGCGGGACTTGCCATCACCAGAGCCTTCGATGTTCTGAGGGCAGGTAGCGCAGGTCTTGCCTTGTGGGTTTGGCACTTCTTCGTTGGGCACCACGCCTTCGGCGGACCAGCATGCTGGTTTGATGTCCTTGCCTTCTTCGTACTTGTCCGCATAGAACGTGCGGGACACACCCTTACCGGCAGAGATCACCACGATGTTCATGGCACGCTCTTCGTTCTTCGCGACTTCTTCACCGCCAACCACCATGCGCCATACGCCGCCCTTGATGGAGATTTGTTTGCCGCCGGACGAGCCAGCGATGTCTTTGGTGGTTGCGTCAGATGCCTCACGCAAGTAGTCGGGGATAACGGAACCGGATTTGAAAAGTGTCATATTGCTCATGTTGATTTCCTAGGTTGATTTAACGTGCTCGGGTGACAGTGATGGCGTAGCGCGAGTCTACGTTCATGCCCTCGGGCATTTTGTCAGGGTTGGCCTGCAAGAATTCCTTGAAGGTTGTCTGACTTACGCGACGCTCCAGAAGTTCTGGCACATCGTGTTCTTTGATGAAGCGGTACATGCTATCCCAATCGGACGTCCAGTACCGCGTCTTGACGGATCGTCGGAACGACCCGGATTGTGTTTTGCCGCCGTCTTGGCCTGTGGTCTTGCACAGCTCAAGCAGCTCTGCTTCGATGGTGGACAGCTGCTCGTCGAGCACAGCAATTTCTGCTTCCATCTCTTTGGTTTTTGCGGCCTTGGCGTCACGAATTTTGACGTAGACCTTGACTAGCGTATCTGCATCCATGGGAACTTCCTTTGATTTATGGTGAACTGAATGAGGGTACTCGCTGCGTCTGTGGCTTGGTACAAGTTGGTGATCCGGCTTTCGGACACACAGCATCCGCTTTCCCCTCGTTTTGAATTATACATTGTCAAATCCAAGTGTCAATGGGTTAGGTCCCCATAATCCCACTGGCACCCGCAACCGGGGCAATGCACGCGATCCGGTAGCAGGTTGAATAGTTGGTTTCCGCAGAGCATGCAGGACCAGACCTGTGCGCCCTCCGCCGGAGCGTAGTCGTACTTGCTACGCCCTCGCATGCTCTTGCACTCAGGGCATTCCATTTCGGTGGTGCCCACGGGCCATACACCCGTCCACTCGTGGTTACACGCCATGCAATAGCACTGCCCGCTGGCATGTGGGGTCTGGGCTTCTTTGGCTTTGGCGAAGTCGATGATGTTGCTCATCCCGCAATCTCCTGTTTGTACAAATCGACGAGGGCTTGGTGGAGATCGACCTTGCTTTGCAGCAGGGAGTACATGCGGCGCTCGACGGGGCTACCCTGCAAGTGGGTGACGGTGACACAGTTCTTCTGCCCCGCGCGGTGCGCTCGGGCATTGGCTTGAATGTAAATCTCCGTGGATGATACCGGCCCCCACCAGACAACTTGGTTGGCTCGGGTTAGGGTAATCCCGTGGGCTGTGGCTTGCGGCACCATGATCAGGATGCGGGGGTCGTCCTCTGTCTGGAAGGCCTTGATGATTTCCGCCCGCTTGGTCGCCGCCACACCGCCGTGGATGGTTGCAGTGGTGTAGCCCGCCTTGATCACGCGGTCGTCCAGCATCTCCAGCGTGTGGCGGTACGGCACAAACACCAGCACCTTCTCGTTGGTGCCAGCGATCACATCCAGCAACTCATTCACGCGGTTGTCCACATCGAACTCCACCACGTCTCTGTCGTCCGTGTACACAGCCCCCTGCGAGATTTGCAGCAGCTTGTTGAGCATGGATGCAGCGTTGACCGCCGTGACCTCTGAGCCGGCCGCAATGACGGCCATCTGTTTTCGGATCGCCTCGTAGTATTTGGACTGCTGCGGTGTCAGCGGCACCTCGCGGGTGGAGTACAGCATGTCAGGCAGGTCGAGACATTCCTCTTTGGTGAACCGGATGGCTGGCTGCAAAACCTGATGCACGATGGTCTGCGCGTCGTTGCGTGGGGCCCACCGGTACTGCGAGAGCTTGATCATCACGCGGTCGCGGAACGCGCCGAAGAACTTGGGCACCGCATCGGGGTTGACCAGCTTGGCCAAGCCGTACGCATCGAGTGGCGACTGCGATGCCGGTGTGCCGGTCATCATCCACAGGCGGGTAGTGGGCTTGACCAGTGCGGCCAAGCACTTCCATCGTTCGGTCTGCACGGTCTTGATGGCGTTGGCCTCGTCCACGATGATCAGATCGAACCCACCATTCACCAACTCGTTGGTGACAACCTTCACGCCGTCAAAGTTGATGATGACGAACTCGTACTTGCCAGCGATCACGGCTTGGCGTTGGGTGCGGGTGCCTTGTGCGATGGCCACCGTGCGGTGCATCACAGTCTTGAACAGGTCCGAGCGCCACGCCGTCTCCATGATCGACACAGGGCACACGATCAGCACTCTGGTGACCTTGCCTTGGCTCATGAGGTAGTCCGCCGCCCACGCCGCAGCAGAGGTCTTGCCTGTACCTGCTTCGTTAAACACAAAGCAACGCGGGTTGAGCGTCAGGAACTCGGCAGTGGTGCGTTGGTGGTCGAACGGGGAGAACATGCCCGGCCATTTGTATCGGCCCCTGATGGGGCTTGGCACATCTTTGATGCCCATGTTGCGCAGCAGCTGCACCTCATCAAAGCCCCAGTTGACCAGCAGCTGGTCCACGTCGCCGTTGCTTGCAATGACCTTGCTCTTGGGGATGATCGCAGTGATCTGCCCTGCCTTGCGCGTGTTGAACAGCAACGCCTTGTCTTGAATGACTTGCATAAATTGTGAATAGAAAGATTGACGGACGGAAAAAGTGGCCCGGTAGCAGAACTACCGGGCCAAACCCATTGGAGAAACACCATGTCGGACCCTCATCCGACACAGAAATCGTACCTTACTTTTTGCGCTCGCGCTTGGAAATTTGCGACTTCATGGCACCAGTTTTTGTGCGCGAGAAGCTGGTGTTTTCTGACTGCGGTGCAGCCCGCAGGTTGCCCAGCTTGGAGGTGCCGCCTTTTGACAATGCCTTCTTGTGGTCAACGTCCACAGTGGACGGCAGATCGCCGTTGGCTTTCTCGTACTGGCGACGTGCGGAGTTGCGCTCCGAACGTGCTTTGATCTGTTCGGGCTTGCCTTGGTACTTGGCGTACTCGGCGGCGTAGTCGCGTGCTTTAGCCATGATGGTGCTCACATGAAGAAACGGGGCAGAATTTGCA